AGCCGCCGCTCTTTGTCCATATAAATCACTAATCTGATTAGATGCATTCTGCCCAGCATTAGCCTGTCCAACTGCACTAGATTGTCCTAAGCCAGTTAAACCACCTAGCCGTTCGTATTGCTGATTAATCAAATTATTAAGCATATTTGGTCTAAACTGCGCCAATGCCGCCTGAACATTACCACCACGCAAACCGCCTGTAGCAGATGCCTGTTGTGTTAGAGCAACCTCTCCTTGATTAGCTAACGCTTTAAACATCGGAGAATTTTCAATTCCCTTAATAGCTTGAGCTTGCGCCCTTTGTGGGGAAGCACCATAAATGCCAGCTAACTTTTGTTGCTCTTGCAATGCTGGAGTTCCTGCTTGCACATAAGGCTTTAGCAATTCTTGAATTGCGTCAAACTGTCGCCGTTGCTCTGCAATCCCTGCGTCAGCACCTGCTTGCTGTGCTTTTGCTGCTTTGGACGCTGCTCGAGATTGCAATACACCACCTAAAATAGCTGTGCCACCCATGATTGCTGCTGCTGTTGTGCCTATAGCCATTTATACCCTCTTCATAAAAGTATTTTCAGTTAAAACAAACCCTGTCTTCTCATACAAAGCCTTTAAGTCAGGCATTTTTTCCACACTAGCCATCACAATTAAATTGTATCCAATCTCTTTCGCTCGCTTTTCAGCAGCTAACAAAAGCTTCACCCCTATGCCCGAGCTTCTCTTCTTAGGTCTTGTGTACCAAAATAGCTCCTGACCAATTGTAAATTCACAATTAAACCACAAAGGCTGTTTTACTATACCAATCATGCCCAGTATCTCGATACCATCATCGTAAACTAGCAGTATATTGTCTTCTGGGGTCTCTATTATTTTAGAAAGAATAAAGGCGCATTCTGTTTCTTGCCAAGTGGCAAACTTACTCCAATGAGCTTCTTGAAAAAAAGCTGCGCCCATCTCAAGAATAACTGGCAAGTCAGATAAATTAGCCTGTCTTATCACAATAAAAAACCCACTAATTAATTAGCGGGTCATAACAAAGCCCACCAATCAATCTTTTATAAAAGATGCCGTTGGGAGCTATTTACTCAACGACAGAATTATACCATAAAAAAAGCTTTATGCAAATACTTTATATAGCAAGTGGCTCTAGCAATGCCTCTAGTCTCGCAAAAGAGATATGAGTATTGCTATCACCACTAAACCGCTGTATCCGCCAGTTGCGCATATTGCCTTGCTGCAACCAAATCAATCGTTTTGTTCTATCACCGTATTTCCCAGCATTTATAGGCTTTTCCATACTCCAAGACCGCCCATCTAAAGAATAACTGGTCGCAATATATGCATCCCCTTCACTTACCAGATTACCCGTCAATCCCACTAATTCCAGTTGATGAAAAATTGCGCCGCGTCCTTCATTGTACACAATACCAGCGTTAATCTCCCACCTTATAGCATCACCATAGTGAGTGCTAATTGCATTGGTCAAGCAACCAATATTACTGGTCTTAGTGTCACCAACCAACCATTTGTTATAGCAATAGACCAAGTTTCTAGCTCTATACTGCTCAAATCCAATCAGCGCACTAGTTAGAATAAACCAAATAGGCTCACCTACCGCCTTGCTTGCAATTCCCTCAAATACAACAGTTCTATCAGGTAAATGAATAAGGAGATGTTCATACCCTGTGCCAACCCTAGTTTCTACTAGGATACTAGATAACTCAACTTCAGTATAAGAAGTTAATAGAATATCTATATCACGAGTGCTAATCTTAGTTGTTTGCCCATTTAATCCTAGATAAACACCCAAACCCTCATTTCGTCCACCGCCAACAAAAGCTATAGCATCATTAAATATACAAGCTGCTCTTGTCCCTATAATTCCTTTCTGTATCAAGCCACCATCAATACGCTGGAAAGGGAATAAATCCCCCCCCACATTCTCAAAAACTTCTATTGTGTAGCGATTAAGGGCGTAAATCTCGCCTTTTAACTTCAATAGACACTCTACAGGGTCGGGGTCAACCTCCGAACTTCCGTATTTTAATGGATTGACTGCAAAAGGGTCATTCAGTTCAGTTACAATAAGAAATTCGCCATCGGTGGTCATAAAGTAACCATCAACCCAGCACATATCAACAACAGTACCTAAGTCAGTGTCAGTAACCTGCTGTAAGGTTGTGCCAGTCAAATACCACAACTTCCCGTCAGCAGCTATTCCAAGCCTATCAAATGAATAATCAAAGCGCACCAATCCAGTTCCAGATATAGTCCCCATTGAGATTGTTGTGCCATCGCTATTTACCCTATATAGCGTTGTTCCTATCACTCTATAACAGATACCATTCCAATTTATGCCACCCCTATCAAAGCCAGTTGAAACGCTACCAAACAGCACAATACCGTCCGATGGACGAGAAAAGCCATTGCTTATACCCTGCTTCTCAATGACAGGTATATAATTAACAGGATACGAGGCTCTAAAATCCCCAGCACCGTCAACATACATTCCGCTTATGATAGGAATTTGCATTTTATCCCACTCTATACCAAACTTTGGCAACGCCATCAAAGCGCAACTTAAAGAAGCTATTAGCTGCTAAAGTAGCTGGTGCGCCAGTAACCGTTCCGCCGTTCGCATCTAGTGTTAATGCGGTCACAATTTGCGTGCAATTAACTAAAATTTCTTGCTTATCGGTTGCATTAGCAACACTAGGCATTTTAATCGTCCCTGTAGCAAAAGTCCCTGTTGGTGTTAACACCAACCATAAGCTAACCGAACTATCAGTCAGCGTGACTGTAAACGCTGTTGCGGAGGGGCTTGCGTACTGCGTGACTTTATCATCAACGCTAGTGATTTTACCTTCCAAGTAAGTTGCCACAACACTAGCAGGGCATCTTCTATCATCGCCATTAGATATAGAATAGACGGCAAAACCGTCCCCATCAATAAGTGTATCTAATGTACTCCAATTGTTTATTGTACTCATAATTTACCTCAAAATACTATCATTACCAACCGTGAATTGGTCGGCTGGATTAGGGAAAAATGCACTATTATAGCCATATCCACTATTCCCCGCCCCAACAGGCAAGAAATAGCCATACCTGCGAGGCTCTACTTCAATATACCCAGCCAACAGTGAGCTGTACGCCTGCAATGCCGTGGCTTTCAATTCTTGTGACACGACCTTCCCAAATCTACTAGCTAGGCGTATTGCTAAATTAGTATAAATAGCCTCATTCGCCGTATCTGGCACATTGGTTTCTGTGTCAAGCTCGCTATTTTCAGGACTACTCGGTAATGGATAGCTAATTCTCACCCCATTTGCATTCCACGATGCAATCATTGCATCAAGAGTGCGTAATGCAGATTGCAGCTGTTCGGGCTGCAAGTCAAAATCATAGCTTGCCACCCCAATTTCCTCAAGAGCCTGTTCAACAAACTGGCGTTTTGTCCACGACATTATTTACCTTTTTTCTTAATAGATTGCACTTCTTCAATAGCAATTTCTTTCTCTTCTAATAAAAAGGCAAAGGCTTCCGAGGACTCTTTATACCCTGCCGCCTTCGCAGCATCAAAATCTTCAGAATTATCGGCATCAACAATAATGGTACGAAAGGTTTTATCGCCCACCCTTATATCACCACCTTCTATATACAACATAGTTTCGTTACTCATATTCCCTCTCTTTCTTTTGCAGTATAACTTCACTCAAATAGGGCTGCTTAACTGCAGCCCTATCCTTAGCAGGTAATCATCAAGTTTGCGAGAATAACTCAATACCAGACATTTCGGGGTTTTTATTAGCAACCCCAAACAATGTATCAAAACGAATTTTATGTTTCATTGTGTTAATGTCATATTGCTTCTGCATCACAACCTCAAGCCCTTGGTCAGTCTTGCCACGCATCACGAGCGCACCAGCATTAGGGTCTATCATATATGATCCAGTGATAATCTCTAGCGCATCTTTTTGCCAGAAAACATTCATTGCAGATGTTACAGTATTCAAGAAAGTAACAACAGCACCGTTTGCAGGTGTTGCAGTCACATTCTTATACTGCAGCTCAACATCCGTAGAGCCACCACCAGATATAATCGGGGGGGTGATTGTAACGGTGCCAGTGCCGCCACCACCAGAAACTATAGCAGTAATACGGAATGTTTTAGCCTGACCTGTGTCGCCTTTGGTAATATGATGAACAGCATTCACAGAAGCGAGAGCAAAGCAATCTCCTACTTTCACAGTTCCAGATGTTACCGTAATAGCTAGGTTTTGATAACGGTTATCAACATTTGATAAATCCGAACCACTTACCGTTGCTTTTGGAGTGTAGTATTGGTTTGCGCCGTTCACGGTCACACCAACACCAGCAGCAGCCGTTAAGTTAAGACCATAATCTAGTTTGTAAGCCCTGAACCCTGCGACATCATTTCCAATCAAGCCTTTTTCGTAAGCCTGATCAGATTTGTTATTCCCAAAGCTACGAGAAGCCTTAGCAAGGTCATCTGCCATATTGTTATAATCACGGCTAGTCAAGGCGATACAACGGTCATAACTAGGAATTCCCTGCTCATTCATAATTGTATCACATTGCGCTATATCATTAAACCCAGAAGCAGCGGCAGTGCGCTTAATTACAAGCGAGCCTTGATTAGCGGCAACAGTTAGAAGCGCAACATTAATATCAGAAGCTAATTTTTGTTTAGCTGATGCAGCAATGCGACCTTCCTGAAGACCATCTCGCAACTCAAGAGCAGTTAATACAAAAGGAACTGATTTAGAGAACCCAAGAGTTACAGGCACAGAAAGTTGTGTGTAGTCCTTGAAGTTAGAAGTCATATCGGTGCCACTAAAGGACTGTGCGATATAAGGTTGTGGTCTCCAAATAGTATCGCCAGTGCGTGCCATTGTAGCACCGTCTGGAGAAAATTTAGAAACATTTTTAGAAAGAACAAGAGCATCGTTGAAGCCTTCAAGCACATCTTCAAACATCACTCTTTCTTCCTTTGAGAAAGAATTAGCCATTTTAATATCCTTATTAAAATTATATGTTATGATTGATTGCTCGTTTTTGAAGGGAACGGTTACCCTATGACAAACTCAGCTATTTACAGTAAGCTGGCAACTTAATAAGGATATTATAGCTAATTTAACAAGAAATTCAAGGATTATTTATTGTTCTGCCTTTTCCAAGAAACAACCTTTGTATAATCACCTGTTCTTTCTGCCTCTGCTCGCAGGCGTTCCAAGGTATTTGAAGCCATTGGGGTGCTGCTAGTGATTTTCTTTTCTGGTGTAGTTACAGGTTTTTTAGCCATCTTAATTTGCTCCTCTAAGCGTGTTACTGCGGCAGTAAAATGAACAAGATTGTCAATTTTAGACAGCTCCGCTAGTTTGCTGGGGTTTTTCCCTAGCGCATACTTTACAAGCGCAGGGCTTTTTGCTATATCAATAATAATTGCAGATTGTGTTTCTGTTAATGTTCCAGTTGCAAGGTCAATCATCTCAGCGAAGTCTGGCTGTTTGAACTGCGCTTTTGACTGCTCAAATTCCGCTACTTTATTCTGGAATGATTGGTTTTGCGAGTCAGCGGCTCTTTGTTTTTCGCGCTCTTGAAAATCAACCATGCTTTTTTCTTCGTACCAATTATCTAGGGCTTGAGTGAATAGTGTAGGGTCATAATCTATACCCTCATCGTCAATATTTGGTTTAGGGCGCAAGGCTTGCGGGTTTTGTTGAGCAGGCACTTGTTTTTCCAACTCCTTAACTCGCTTCTGCGCCTTCTTAAGAGCATCTCTAATGGATTTTATTGCAACACTATCGTGGGCATTATCTTCCGCCCCCTCAATAACAACTTCTTCAATCTCAACTTCAAGTGCTACTGGCTCGCCAGCTTCACTATCACTAGCAGCAGCGCCCTCTATAACTCCAACATCTTCATTGCCTTGCCCAACATCTACATTATCTTCCGTATCCGCTGCCGCTTCGTCAGGAACCACCTCTATTTCTTCTATAATTCTAGTCATATCACACCCCTATCTCGTCCATTGCAACAGGCTGGACGGTTGCCTGTTCTTGAGACTGCAAACCAGTCAGTAATTCTTGAACTCGTTGCGCATTCTCAATTTCCTTGCCATCTATTCCCGCCAAAATCTCGGCAGTTTTAGCTTGCGTTTCCTTCTCCTTAGCGAGAGTATATACCGTATCAGCTCTAGCTTTATCGCCTCTAGCCCTTTCCGCATCCGCTGCCGCTTGTAAATAAACCGTGTTAGCATCCGGCTTAACATCGCCCTGCGACTCCGCTTCTTGTTGCAGAGAAAGCATCTCCGCTTCAGTAGGCTTCACAACCCCCATATTAATCAATTTCTTGCGGAAATAATTGCGCACATCTTCTATCCCCTCGCCCTCCGCATTCATCATCGCAGCAGCCCCTAGAACTTGTGTTGTTTCAGGGTCGCTCGTCATCCCCATCATTTCCGTTAGAGTGCGAACCGTGGCTTGCTTCTTGCTTTGAGAGCTTGCGCCAATAGTACAGATAACATCAAAATTCGCTTCTCTAAAGTCATTGTCAAAATACACAACACCATCTTCAACCATTGCCTGCATAAGCTCTATTGAAGCAACCTCGTCATTTTTATCAATACCCTTGAGTTTACGCCCCTCTTCAATGTACAGCTCACGAGCCATTGATAACCAAACTTCAGCCGAACGCTTGCGAGCGCAAGCCATATTATCCAGATAGATAAAATTAGTGGCATCAAGCGACTGCTGCACCATCTCAATAGCCTTGCCTGAAGTGTTAGAAACTATCTTCTCACCCTCTTGCTGATTGCCTAAAAGCTGCCTAATGTCTTCTTCAGTTATCTGCAGTAGTGCCGCCAATGCTGGCGGGATAGATGGTGGTCGTGTATAATCAAGCGCACCCATAGGAACAAGGTTGCCGCTTGCATCTTGAATAGGGTTAACCAGTAAGTAACTATAATTCTCTATGTTATCATTCATATACAGATGCTGAAAGCCTTGCACCTGCTGTGGGGTAAAGATAGGCTTCTCAACAGATGATAATGAAGCTATCTCCGCTAGTTTTGAGAGCTGTATATTCTTGAGGCGTTGAGCGTCCTTAACGAAGCGAATATGCCCAATACAATACTCAATATTGCTGATATATACCCGCTTACCATAGTACGGGATAACAGGGATGTTTTCACCAGCCATTAACCCGCAATCCTCTAGAACCCCGCCCCCAGACAGTAGGTATTTTCTAACCCTACGGCGCTTTATCTTACGACTAGAAACCTCCTCGGCACCAATAGCCATAAGCTGCGAAGCCAAACCCTCGTCATTCTTGAAATCTTCGCTGGTATAATTCTCAATCTCGCCAGAGAGTAATTTGAATTTGCGCAGCTCAATCCGCTGATATTCGTATTCGTAGTATTCTGCGATATATACAACATCAGCTTCAAGCCAATTCAAGCCGTTATCCGAAACAACGGTATTCCAGCCAGATGGCTCTTCGTCAAACTCATCTTTGAAAACATCTACATCGTAGGGGTTTAGAACAAAACACCATTCAGCATCGGATTTATCCGCTCGCTTGGAGTTAGGGTCAAAAAACACCCTTGTATCAGCGTCAGGGATACTCTCAAATATAATTTTCTGCTTCTCATTCTCTTCATCATTTTCATCTTCCAGCACCGCCCTCAACCGCCAAGCACCAATCCCTCCAGCAACACCCTCTTCATACGCAGTATCATATGCTTCGTTAGCGTTACAGTCTTGCTCGTTGGCACGATAAACCTTATTGACATTATCTGAAAGACTGCTTTTGTCACCACCATCTCTGGCGGCAAAACTAGTGTAAACCCTATTGTTTCTGTATTCTGAAATGATTTTCATTACAGATTGGTGGGTTTTATTAACCTCTAATCTTGGACGATTAGCAAATTGGGTTTCCCATCCGCTACCTTCCCACTGCGCCCCAGAAATAAAGGTGAACCGCCTATCTTCAAGGCATTGCCTGCGCACCTTATCATAGTAACTTTGAACTAACAAAAACCGCTTACTCGCTCTCTCAAATACTTCATTAAAATCAGGCATTATTTTCTCCAAGCGTTATTGACAATTGGCGGCACATACACGGCGCTTATAGTGTCATTACTGCTACCCTGCGCTCTTCGTACAGCTTCAAACGCATAGCGCAGCGCATCAATCGTGTGATTATTCTTATCTTCAAGCGTTGTCATCACATCGCCAGTTGCTCGGTCAATATTATAACTATAATTAGTTAACTCTGCAACAACATTTGCGCAACGAGGGTGAACCACTATCTCATAAGCCTTTAGAAAGGCAATTCCGTCTTCTATTGAATTTTTACCTTTTGTGCTTGAGAATATTCTAGGGTATCCATTGCTCCGCAGATAGGAGATAGTTTCAGGGCGGCTACTATCAGCATTTATAGGATATTTATTGCTTTCGGGGATTTCACTAAATAAGTGCGGCAAATCCACAATTTCACACCCTATCCGCACAGCTTCGTAGTCTATAAAAATCTTATTATTATACATATAACAACGCACAAGGGCTGTTGGGTCATTGCTGAAGCCCCAGTCAGCCCCAAAACGGAATATAGCATCGCCTGAAGCCTCAAACTCTTGAACACTCCAGTTTGTGAATACCCTCGCATTAGTGTTTTTGATTTTCCAGTTGCCATCAAGCAGTCTAGCTCTCTCCACGGCTGGAAGTGCCATTAAGTTGGCTATATAAGCGGGGTCTGCTTGCATTAATATCTTGTTATCAGTCAGTTTGGCTGGAATAAATGTTAATGATTTAGCAGGCAATGCTTTGCCTTCTTTGTCCCTGTACTTATCCAGCAGGGCGGGACTGTCCGCCCATTCCATCTTGTCGCCTATCCTAACAAACCACCGCAGTTTACCGCCCCTCTCGGGGATAGGATACCCAGTCTCTTGGTTAATCCACCACTCAATCAGCTTGGCAACAAAGCTATTCGGGTCAGGGTTACAGGTCGCCCGAATATACGGCTTCACTCCGCAAGTTGAGCGGTTCCGTGATACCATGTACCAGAATTGGAAGGGAGAGAAGTGCGTTAATTCGTCAAACATTATCAGTGGCATTTGTGAACCCTGATGATTATAAACGCTCTTATCATATTCAAGGTGCTGGAATGAACACGCTGCACCAGACGGGAAGTAATAGGTTAAATCAGTTTGATTGGGAGTTGCGCCTAAAAGCGGGTATATTTTCGCAGCTTCGTCCCACAAGCCGCCTTCATTCTTCACCTGCTTTGTTGTTCTACGAAAAGTCACCCCTCCGAAATTTGGGTTATCAATATAGCGCAAAGGCTCCAATAATAATGCGAATGTCTTACCGCCACCAGCCGCACCACCATAGATAGCAATATCAGCGGATGAGGCAAGGAAATCTTCCTGCGCCCCCTCTTGGGGCTTTATTACAACTCTTTCACTCATCACGATTATTTTTAGGGATATACATCATCACCTCAACAGGATTTTCCTTCTCACCAACCACCACCTGACGAGCGAGGCGTGGATAGGCAAACTCCGCTAATTTACAAACCGCATCAATTGCAGCCTTCGGGTCCTTTTCCGCAACCTCATCTAGCCATTTAAGTAACTTATCGCTACCATATTCCAAGAACTTATTGATATTAACCTTAAAACGGCGCGTATCGTTGGCAACACCTGCAGCTCGCCCCCTTGGATTACTCACCTCGCCTTTTTTGAAGGGCATAATATAACTCTCTGTAATGCAAAATATTAGAATATAGTCTTATTTTAACAAGAAAATGCCTATATATCAAGCACTAATCACTTTTATTATAAGAAATCCATTTTAAGTATTGACTTCTCAATACTAAGGTTGTAGTGTCTTGTTAGGTAAACCATAATGTTTATTATTAAAAAATGGAAAAGATTATGAAAAATCACAAATACTATCAAATAGCTTGTAGGGCTTACAGTAATATGAGTTTTTACCCAGAGGAGCGAGCAACATCAATCTGCCAAGAATATGATATAGATATTGAACAGATTAAAACATTATTCCCAGACATCAGGGAACAGGAGCGAGCTATACAAGGATATGAGAAACGCTTTATAGCTTGGCTTTCTGCTAAGAGCCGTTGCGTTTCAAGTATGATAACAGGCCCAGCAAGGTTTAATAATAGGCGTAACGAGAAAGCTAATAATTCCGAACATAATAGAAGTGTGGAATTATTAGAGTATCTGGAGAAATTAAAGAAGGTTGCTTATAAAAAAGCTAATCCTACAACTGATATTTATAGCAATAATCCAGATTGCATAAAATTACTTAAAGAAAAAATTGAACTGCTGGAAACAAAGCAAGAACAAATGAAGGCGGAGAATAAAACTAAAGCTGGAAGTTTTCAGCATTTTGAACTTACAAATAATCGGGCAAAAATTAAGGCGGTAAAAGATAGACTAAAATCAGTGGAGAAAATCAAGAGCTTTGACAATAAAACAATAGATTTTAAAGGTTTTTCTGCTAGGCAAAATGTAACAGAAATGCGCTTACAGTTGCTTTTTGAAGGAAAACCAAAATCAGAGGTTATAGCACTACTAAAAAAGAAGGGCTATAAATGGTCGCCCACTCAAGACGCTTGGCAACGGCAACTAACCCAAAATGCTTTATGGGACTTTAACCACATATTAAGAGATAAACTAGAAATTATAATTAAAGAGGTATAAAATGACAGCACTATCAATATTATTTGTGGGAATTATAGGATTTTTTCTGCTTTTTATCATGAGCTTAGCCTTTGCTCTATGGTTATCTGATAAGACACAAAAGTCACCAGCACAAAAAAGGGCGAATTGGGTTAATGATAATTATGATTGGTATATTAAAAACAAGAGAGGATAAAATACTATGAAACATTTTGAATTAACACCACAATCTATGACTACTAATTGTGGTGCAACTCTTTATAGGGTGCGTCTTACCATAGATTGC